CTTGCCTTTTTTCAATGCAATATCAGCAAGGCTGCAAATAGGCCCGTGTAAGATTTCCAAGTCTTTGTTGGCAAATGTGCGGAGACAGGGTCGGAATACGTCCCAGTCCTTTTTAAGGAAGATGTTGATGGGAATACTTCTATTACTTTCCCACCACCAAGCATTGGCCAACTCTAGGAACCGTTGCTTTAGTACAGGGTCGTGTATACTGCCAAAGTCGTATATGGTAGTAACAGTGGCGTCTTGATTCTGCACAATGCCCACATACTCCGTAGAAGCATATACACACAGTGTAATAAAGGGATATTGTTCGCTGAGTTTAGTAAAGATATCATTGGCCATCGGTGGTATTTATACCGTGCATTTTTGGCTAAATTTAAAGGTTATCTTTTGTCGCTAAATACAGTCATATGTATTCAACCACTGCTTACCTTTACCAACAAGTAACTCGAGTTATTGTAGTCGACACCAGTGGTGCTTATTTCAATCTGAGGTACAATCCTGTGTATGCTAAAAAACTAACAATTAACAAAGGTGTTGACAACGTGATCTTGTTTGAGTTCATCAATCAAGACGAAAAACCCGTGAATATCACAGGCAGCACACTGACATTTAGAATGGTTAGCCAAAATGGCGATGCATTGTTGGTACAAAAAGAAATGGTTGTTATCAATGCACAGTATGGTCGTGCCAAAGTAACACTGACCACAGCAGAACTTGACACAGTGTTAGCACAACCCGCTGCCTACAGCATCATGCGAGCCAGTGGCAATCTAATAGAAGCAGTGTACACAGATGCACAATCGGGTGCTCGTGCTCCGCTTGATGTGGTAGACAGTGTGTATCCGCAATATGTTCCCAGTGCCAACTTGACAATTCCCACCACAGAAATCACAGCTCAGGTCAGTTATGGTGGGTCCAGCAGTAGTGTATACCCAGATTGGGCATTAAATGCCGGCAGCTCAATCAACAACTACAGTCCTTACCAACCAACTGAATTTTACAGCAGTTTCATAGAACCAGTTGGCGCAGTAACCACAATACAAATGGACCTGCTTGGCTATACAGGTACCATCAAGGCCCAGGCCGCAGAAAACTATCAGAGTATCTGGTACAATGTTACAGAATCTACTCAGTACCTAAACAGAACCGAAACCATTTTCATGAACGTGATTGGATGGCATCCGTTGTTGCGTTTGTGTTTCAACAACAGCATATACACCACTGGTACAAATGGTCAAGCAATGGGCAATCCCGGTCAAGCCACTGCCACAGTGGCCAACGGCATTGTCACAGGAGTCACTGTTTCTAACCCAGGTTTTGGTTATTTGGCTCCGCCCCTGATTGAGTTTGTGGGTGAAGGCGCAGGTGCTGTGGCCACTGCCAGTATATCGGGCAGTTCAATCAGTGGCATTACACTGATATCCGGTGGTTCTGGATATCGCCCAGTTCCTCCTACCATGCAGTCAGTGCAGGTACTTGTTTCCACAGGACGTGTGGTAAACTTGAAGTACCGTTAATTTGTTTTAACTGTTATTTGATAAATAGGTGTATGAAATACATCTATATTATTACATCACCATCCGGCAAACAATACGTTGGCAAAAGCACTATTGGCCCAACTCAAAAGTCTATACTTTATCAATCAGCCGCAAAATATTTTCCAAGCATAAAGCGTCCTATCCTCGAAGCCATTCGAAAATATGGGTGGGTAAACATGAAATTTAAGATTATAGAACAAAATATTAACTGGTCTTCGGATGAGTTAAACGAAAGAGAAAAATACTGGATACAAAAATATGAAACGTTACAAACTGGTTATAATGTAACCGCCGGCGGCGACGGCCATGATTCGGACTCTGCAAAACTATTTTGGCAAAATGTATCAACTGAGTGGAAAGAAAAACGGGCATTAAATTGCAGTACTGGTCAAAAACGCAGATATAATAATTCTAAAGACTCTGCCGAAACAAAAAAACGTAAAAGCGATTCGCATAAAGGAACTTATAAAATAACGTCACCAGATGGCAAAGAATGGACAACTAATTTAGGACTCAAAGAATTTGCCGAACTACATAAAGATGAACTAAAAATAACGTATTGGGGCTTGTTCTCGGCGTATAGAAAGTGTTATAATAATGCACAACCGTTAGTTAAAAGAAAAAATGAAAATTTGTGGAAAGTAATACGCATTGATTGACATCCTCTCATATTGGAAAACAGGAAGAAAAACTAAACTAAGCCCATCGGGTTGGATTTCTGGCAATGCGCCGTGTTGTATTCATAATGGCAATACACCAGACCGCAGAGGGCGTGGTGGTATTAAATTGTCTGATCAAGGGTGGAGTTATTCGTGTTTTAACTGTGGCTATACTGCAAGTTTTATTTTAGGCCGCAATATCGGATTCAAAGCACGACGCCTGCTGGAATGGATTGGTGTTCCTGAGAACGATATCAATCAAATCAATCTTGAAAGCATGCGCCATCGTAGCATGGAAGGCATGATTGAAGACCGTCAGCGTGTGTGGAACAACACAGCACCCATTGAGTTTACGGAAACAGATTTGCCTGAATTTACAGATTTTGTAACACCAGCAACACCCGATCATTGGGCATATTTGCGTAGCAGGCATGTGCCGGAAGACTATCCCATCATGGTATCTGCCACAACACGAGCAGGTGTAATTGTTCCGTTTACGTACAACAATCAAGTGGTAGGCAGCACCGTACGTTTCTTGGATGATCGTAATCCACGTTACATCAATGACATGCAGAAAGGCTACGTGTTTGGTATAGACCTACAGCAAGCAGGTTGGCAAAATGTGATTGTGACAGAAGGTATCTTTGATGCGCTCTGTATCAGTGGTGTGGCTGTGATGCACAACGAAGTAAGTGATGACCAAGCAAGACTAATACGTAGCTTAGGACGCAATGTTGTTGTGGTGCCAGACCAAGATGCCGCAGGCGTGGCATTAATCGATCGTGCTGTGGAACTGGGATGGGCAGTAAGCATTCCGGACTGGCCAGCGGGTGTCAAAGATATCAACGATGCTGTGAAACTCTGGGGCAAGTTAGCAACACTGCTAACTATAATGCAATCGAGTGAGAGCAGTCGAATTAAAATAGAACTAAGGAAGAAACAACTTGTTAAAAGATTACGGACTTGAAGTCCAACGATTATTCTTAGAAATGATGTTAGAAGACGCCGGCAGTTATGTGCGTGTTCAAAACATCTACAACCCACAAAACTTTGACCGGAGTCTGCGTCCTGCGGCTGAGTTTATTAAAGAGCACAGTGACAAACACAAGACCATGCCTGACAAGGTGCAGATTAGTGCGACCACCGGCATCAAACTGCAACCAGTGCCGGACTTGAACGAAGGACACTTTGACTGGTTCATGACCGAGTTTGAGGGATTTACCAAGCGTCAAGAACTTGAACGTGCTATTCTTAAAAGTGCAGACCTGTTAGAAAAAGGCGAGTTTGAACCAGTTGAAAAACTTATTAAAGATGCTGTACAAATATCACTCACCAAAGACATGGGCACAGATTACTTTGCTGATCCTGCGGCTCGCATTAACCGATACTTCAACTCGGGTGGGCAGGTTTCTACAGGCTGGCCACAATTGGACCGGTTATTGTATGGTGGATTCAGTCGTGGTGAACTAAACATTTTTGCAGGCGGATCTGGTTCCGGCAAGAGCTTGGTTATGATGAACATTGCACTTAACTGGTTACAACAAGGACTGAGTGGTGTGTACATTACACTAGAACTTAGTGAGGAACTTACTAGTTTGCGTACAGATGCAATGCTGACCAACATGTCAACAAAAGACATACGTAAGGACATTGATACAACAGAACTCAAAGTTAAACTGGTTGCTAAAAAATCTGGACAGTATCGTGTTAAAGCATTGCCAGCGCAAAGCAACATCAATGACATCCGCAGTTATATCAAAGAAGTACAAATACAAACAGGGATTAAAGTAGACTTCCTGATGATTGACTACCTGGACTTGTTAATGCCAGTGAGTGCTAAGGTCAGCCCCAACGACTTGTTTGTCAAGGACAAGTATGTGAGTGAAGAACTGCGTAATTTGGCCAAAGAACTTGGAGTGCTGATGGTTACAGCAAGCCAGTTGAATCGTAGTGCTGTGGAAGAAATTGAATTTGACCACAGCCATATTTCAGGTGGTATCAGTAAAATTAACACAGCAGACAATGTGTTTGGTATCTTTACTTCACGTGCTATGAAAGAACGTGGCAAGTATCAGATACAGTGTATGAAGTCTCGAAGCTCGACCGGCGTTGGTCAAAAAATTGATTTGGAGTATAACATTGAAACTATGCGCATTACTGATGAAGGCGGGGACGAAGGAACAGGGTACAACCGTCCCCAAAGTTCACTTATGGACTCAATCAAAGCAAAAAGTCAACTCAAGCCTGCTGATGCTGAAACAACCAGTGGTACATCTACGAAGTGGGAAAAGCCAACAGGAAAACACGCTTGGGATTATCAATCTGGTAGCAAAGAATTAAAACTCGAAGTTACAGAAAAAGTCACAGCAGATGTTCAAAGTGCCAAACTTAAACAACTACTTGGACAGATTAAGCAATCATGATTTCAAGTCATACTGGATTCCAGCCCTTAAAAGAAGTTTGGTTAGGTGATTGTTATCCTGCTGAGTGGTATTGTGATTTTGACAATCAAGCACAAGATCTATTTGGATATATTACTGAGCTTACTAAACAAGATCTTAAAAAATTCGAACAAAAATTACAAGAATTAAGCATTATAGTTCATCGTCCTGTGTTTGACAATAAATCTAAGTTTGTCGACAACGAGGGAAATCTTATTAAGCCTCCTATAACTCCTAGAGACTGGGCAATGACACTAGGGGATACATTATACATTATTCCTCAGTACCAAAATTCCTTTACAGGTTTTGAAGTTAATATGTTAGTAGTAGATGAAAGTAATATTTTTTGTATAGCAGAAAATGATCATGCTTGCCAACAGCTAGAAAGAATGGGCATAACACCTCATATTATTGATTTTAGGTGCCGTGGATTTTGGGATGGCGGATTGCACTGCCTTACAACAGATATACATAGGGAAGGCCCTTGTTCAGACTACTGGCTCGGCCGAGGACCGACTGGAATTTATCGATGATACTATTAGATTTTTATTCCGGAAGTCATGGACATTTTCTTGAATATTTGGTTAATGTTTATATTTTTCGATGTCCCCGCGTCGATAAAATTTTTACAAAGTTAGGCACTAGCCATGGCATTCGTAAGGATGTTGACTACATGGATAGTAGAATAGTTGTTGCAGGGCATTACAGTGAATTTAACATTCCAACTGTTGATCCAGCATCAGTAATTCGACTACAGATTAATACTGATTACGGCAAAACAATATATCAAATAAACGTTGATTGTAGAGCTGGTGACATTCCTGTAGAAAAGAAAAAACAAAACATTCCAAATAATATTCAATTAACCCCGCATTTGTTGCGAAATGATTATTTTAGCAAATTAAAATTTCTAGAATATGGATACAAAATGCCCGGAAATTGGAGATGGTCAGAATCAGCTTGCATTTATGATTTTCCTATGGAAAGTTTATTTGATCTTACTGCACTGTATTCTGAAATGAATAAATTGTCAAATTTTTTAAATCATTCCTGGAATCCTGATGCATCATTGACAACAGTATGGAATGAATTCATAACGGCAAATCACGGAGTACAGGCCTTGAAAAAATGCAAAAATATTCTGGAAATGGGATTAGCTAACAATCCAATGGAGTTTGATTGCACCCCATGGGAACAGGCCATACTTAATTTAATGGCACAGCAATCTGTTGGGTGCCTATTAGATGAAACTAGTTTCCCTACAAATACTCAAGAAATTTACCAAACTATAAACCGATATATAGAAACATTCGACAACCAATTTTGACGCTAATAATCTTTTTTTACAATAAATAATAAAAAGGGCCTACCCCAAATGCAAAAGAAAACTCGTAGTTTATTAGAAGAATTAGACAGCATGTATGTGGAGCGCGACTCCCGCTATGTTATCGAAAATCGTGCTGGTAACATCATTGCCAGTGCTATACGCCTGCTAGAGCAGATTGACTCCAGTTACGAGCCTGAGGCAGCTAAAAATTTGCAACGCAAGTTGATCAATGCCATCAACCTGCGCGACCCCGGCAAATTTACAAGAACTGTGAGAAAAACTGATGCAAATTCATGAGTTAAATCGTTCACGTCGCACAGACGAAGGCGTTTGGGATGTGGTAAAAGGCGTTGGCAATGTGGCCAAAACTGCTCTTGCTCAAGCTGTATCTCCTGGAGTAGGAACAACGCAAGACTTCAGAGCATCAAGTGCAGGTATCCTTAAGCCGGCAGAAAAATTAGCCGCTGTGAAGAAAAATTCACAAATGGTCAAACTGGCAACACAGTATGCTGATGAATGGTTAACAGATCCAGCATCACAAGCGCCTGCGACAGTCCCGGCACAAACACCTGCACCAGCACAAACACCTGCGGCCGCCACCAAATTAACTCCTCAACAAATTGCTGCCAAGAAAAAAGAATTGCAAGGTAAACGTGCCGCTGGCAAAACAACTGCCACCCAGACCGGCTCGGGATTCAAAGACTACGTTGGCGGAAGTCAAAACAAGTTAATTACCAATCCAGATGGTAGTACTTCGATGAAGAAACTACAGCGTGAATCAAACTATTATAATTTTGATTACATCTTAGAAAGTATTATTAACATCAACGAAAAAGCCGCAGTGGCCAATCAACCTGTTACCAAACCCGCACCCGCACCTACCACTGTCAATGCTCAGGGATTTAATTACGACAACGTGATGAAGATGCCTGGCATGGAAAAATATGCCACACCAGCGGCTGGTGCACAATCTGCTACCAAACCCGCACCTGCCACTGTCAATGCTCAGGGATTCAATTACGACAACGTGATGAAGATGCCGGGTATGGAAAAATATGCCACACCGCCTGCAGGTCAGCCAAAACCAGGGCAACCCGATACTGATGCACAACCACCTGCCGGTCAACCAAAGCCAGCACAACCACCTGCCGGACAAGCACAACCACCTGCCGGTCAACCAAAGCCAGCACAACCACCTGCCGGACAAGCACAACCACCTGCCGGACAAGCACAACCACCTGCCGGACAAGCACAACCACCTGCCGGACAAGCACAACCACCTGCCAATCCAGATTATGAGAAAAACTTCTTAGAGTTTGCCAATAAAAAAGTTGCCATGCGCGATTCGGCCACGTACAAAATGCTTGGATTAACAGACGCTGAAGGATCTGAATTAGGACCACAGCTAGATGCAGCCAAACAAGAAGTTATCGGTGCCCAGGGCAATCCTGCAAAAACTAAAGAAGCAGTTAAAAATTATATTTTAACTGCCCTGGCTGCACTACAACTGGTAACATCACAAAATACTGTGAAGGCCGCATCACCCGAAGCGCCTGCATATGGACAGCAACCAACACCGGCTGGGCAACCCGCAGGGCAACCCGGAGCAGCCGCTGGCACTGCACCGGCCACAGGTCAATTGACAGGACCCAGTGCAGTGAAATTGTTAAACGATGCCGGGTTGACTGCTCAAATTTTAACCACAGCCGGGAAAAAAATTCAGGGCTCCACCGGCAACAAAAAACTATCTACCTCAGGTGATTCAGTAATTGACACCATGCTACAAGGTATGGGATACACTGTATGATATTAAAAGAAGGCGGCAATGTTTTTAAAGACGCAAGTGGCCGTATACTAACACAGCGCATTAACCAAGCGGATGTTAATCCCACCTTGGCCTGGCTTGACCTAATGTTGCCAGGGCTGGATTTGCAAAACAACACCTTGGGATCTACAGGTAGAAAACCCACGTCGGGCGATTTGGATTTGGCAGTGGATGCCAATCAAGTCAGCAAAGAACAGTTGGTTGCACGACTGACACAGTGGTGTCAAAGCCACGGATTCAAACCAGAAGACTATATCAAAAAGTCTGGTATCAGTGTACACTTTAAAACTCCAATTACGGGCAATCCCAATTCTGGATATGTGCAAACAGACTTTATGTTCTTGACCAATGTGCCGTTTTCTAAGTTTGTATTGAGTGCGGCACCTGACAGCGAGTACAGTGGATCAGCACGTAATGTACTAATGAACAGTATTGCCAAAAGCATGGGCTACAAGTTGAATCAGAACTCAGGCATTGCTGACCGTGCCACCAACAAAGTCATCAGTGATGATCCAGATAAGATTGCCAAGCTGTTGTTGAATAAACAAGCCACCAGCAAAGACCTACACAGTGTAGAAACCATTGTGGCCGCACTGGAAGGCGACGCCAAACGTGATGCTAAACTGGCAGATGCACGTGAACACTTTGCTAAAATTGGCGTGCCTTTTATGGAAAGTGAAGAACCCTTATACAAAGAATACAACGAAGTGAACTTCCTGAGCCGACTGCGTGATCGCATTGTGAATCAAGGTATGGCAGTGATTGTGGAAGGTGCCAAAGATGCACGGATCGAACACCTGGAAGATCTAGTGTTTGAAAAAGGCACACGTGGTATTCGTGATGCAGTTGAGATTATGCGTCATGCTGCCGAAGACACACGTGGTACAACCACAGTCAAATGGGACGGCAAGCCTGCGATCATATTTGGCCGCAAGCCCGATGGCACATTTGTGCTCACAGACAAAAGCGGATTTGGTGCCAAAGGTTATGACGGCCTAGCAACATCACCAGATCATATTGCTAGAATGATGGCCATGCGGTCGGGTGACCGTACAGAGCTGATTGGGCTTTATCAAAAGTTATTCCCATTGTTACGTGCAGCCACCCCAGATTCTATGCGTGGATTTGTACAGGGCGATTTACTGTACACCAACACACCGCCAGAAGTTGCTGGCGCCTATGTGTTCCGTCCAAACTTTGTTGAATACAAGATACCTGCCAGCAGTAAGCTGGGACAACGCATTGGTCGCAGTGAAGTGGGTGTTGCTGTCCACACACGTTATCGTGATGTTGATGCCGCACCTGAAGCAATCAAGCAGGTCACACTCAACGAAGTTCCTGGCCTGTTGTTGATTGAGCCCAGCGTCAAAGACATTCGCAATGTTGAATTAAATGCTCAATTGGTCAAACAACTGAGTCAAATTATATCTACACAAGGCTCTGCCATTGACAGTTTGTTCAATCCTGCTGATCTACGTGCTGCCGGCATTACTGATTTGCCACAGTTGTGCAAACGCTATATCAATTCTAGAATCACCAGCAACTACGATAATTTGCTACACGGATTTGGAGACTGGCTAAAAACCAATGTAACGCCACGCAAGTTCAACAACATTGTGGAATACCTGCAAAGTCCACGCACAAACATGTCAGGTATCACTGCGGCATTCACTGCATTTTTGTTGTTGCATGATATCAAAACAGACATGTTGGCACAGCTAGATCGTCAACAGCCCGGGCAAGAAGGCTGGGTGTTGGCCACCCCTGCAGGCCGTGCTAAACTGGTAAATCGCTTTGGATTCAGTGCCGGAAATCGTGCTCTAAACAACCCAGATCAAACAGCCTAATCAGAGTTTTTTTCCTAACGGCATAAATAATTGCAGGTCCAAAGCGACCATATACTAAGGAGATTTAAAATGGCCC